AGGGTAGGAGGTAGTAGACAGTCATGGCTATAGAGTTGGAGCTTTATACTGAGTTACTAGAGATACTGAAAGATAGCTGTGATTGTCCTAGACTTAATGAGTGGGAAAGTAAGTTTCTAGCAGATATGGGAGAGAGGTTTACTACTTATGAGATGGAAGTGAGACTTAGTGAGAAGCAGATAGAGACCTTTAGAAGGATAGCTAGGACTAAGATATATGTGTAGTCTGGAAGTATGTAGTAGACCATGTGGGGGCGCGGCACTCTTAGTAAGCGAAAAAAGGGCTTGACTTTAGGGCTGCGATCCTATATGATCCTGTTGTTAACCTGAGTTGAAGGGAGTTAATAGAGACTATGAGCGACACACAAGCACACACTGGAAACGGCTCCGGTAATGCAGAGATTCCTGCTGCGGTGGCAGCTAATGCTTCTGCTAATCCTGCCGCTACAATTAATGAGCGACTAGGTGCAGTGGAATCTCCGAAGGTTATGAACCAGGAGATGACATTCTACTTTAAGGCTCCTAGGAAAGATCCTACAACTGGAGAGCCTCCGGTAGATAAGGAGACTGGAGAGCCTATTAAAGCTCGTCCTCCAGTGAAGTTGATGGTGCCTATTCCTACGATGGAATACATCATTGATCTTCTCACAAGTGATAATGAGAAGTATAAGCAGTTTGTCATCAACACTTTTGCTGATCTTATCAAGAATAAGGTAAGAGAGCAGGTTAATGATGATAATGCTCCTGTTAATCGACAGGAAGATCTTCAGCTTGAAGGCTTGACTCTGGAAGCATTGGCTGAAGAAGAGCCAGCAGAGCGTGCAGGTCGTGGTATTCTTAAGGAGACCTGGGCAGAGTTTGAAGAGGACTATATTGAAGTTATGGTTCCTGCTACTGGTAGGAGCTTGGATAAGGTTAAGGGAGCAGCTAAGTTTCTTGCTCAGAGACTTTATCCTGTGCGGACTAATAGGAAGATTGTTACCTTCCTTGCAAGCCAGCTTGATATCTGGGCAAAGAACAGTCAGAGAATGGATGAGTTCAATGACCTGTATCAGTTCCTTGTGAAGAAGGCTGATAGTTATATCAATATGGGAGAAGATACGCTGCTGGCGAACCTGGAGTAGTAGAAGCCTCTAAGGTTATAGCAGTGTTGGTCCTGAGCAAGACCTTAAACTGCTCATTTTTCTTTTGTAGTGGGCCGCGCTGATGAAACTTTGTGTTAATTGCAAGCATTGTTATCCTTGGTTGGGGTTCATTAATTACAGAGATAAACAGTGTAAACATCCTAACTTGAATACTAAAGAAGTTAACCCTGTTAATGGGGAATTTATGCGCGTAGAGGAAGAATGTTATGAAATTAGAAACAGTTCTGAATTATGTGGATTAGAGGCTAAATGGTGGGAAGATAAGTTTGTCAGTAGTAAGAGCCGCGCAGCAGTAACTAACACAACTCCGCGCCCACAAAATAAGAAACCATCTCTTGAGGATCTCATGTAATGGAGGATAGAGAGGTGAGGAAGTATGAGAAGATATGGAGGCAGCTAAAGGAGAGAGATAGAAGCACTGTAAAGATAGCTCATCCATCTCTAGCTAAGAGAGTTAGAGCTGGTGTTATTAAGGAGAAGAATAGAGATATGGCTTTTAAGATTCTGAATGATAATGGAGAGACTTTTAGGCTTAAGATAAATTATGATCCGGTTAAAGAGAGAATGGAGTTCCGACTAGTGCAACCTCTAGGAATCAGTGAGAAGGTAGTGGTATGACTCAGACAAAGGAAGTAGGAGAAGTTACTCTAGATCTAAAGCTACCGAAGTATTTAGAAAATAGACTTAAGAAGATTGCAGAAAGATATAATCTCTCACTACAGGATCTTATAGCAGACCTTCTATCAGAGCAAGTGTATAAGATAATGAGGGATCACTGAGATGAGTGAAAGCACAACAGTAGCACAGCTGCCAGGATCAGCTTCTTTCCTCCAGAAACTGGGAGAACTAGAAGAGAAAATAAGGGAGAGAGCGCCTGGATATGAATCTCTTTTGTATACTATTCATAAGCAGTTAGCATCAGACGAACAGCTTGTCCATATGTTAGATGACCAGCAAATAGGAGTAGTGGTAGCTGCACTCACTAGGAGAAAGAATATCGTTCTTGCTGAAGTAGGGAAAAAGACTACTAAGAACACTACCATCGGGGGTAAGAAGCTGAAAGACTTCACCTTGGAGGACTTGATGTGACAAGAGAATATAATTGGATACTTCCCAAAGAGACAGGCTTCACTGTGAGAGAGATAACAGGGGAGGCGGATTTCTCTCATTATGGAATAATTCACACAACTTGGGGCATTGTGAAGCTTCTGATACCAAGAGATGTAGACAAGGATATTACTGTTCAACTCGCTCTCTTTGGTGAGAGTAAATGTGAGGTTATTTTCAAGCCGCCGCGCCCTAAAGATCCACTAAAGTTGGTGGAACTTATAGAAGAGAGACTCACTAAGACCTTGATTCGCTTTAATACTGAGCAACTAGAGAGCTACAAGCAGCGCGGTTTGAGAGTTCATTAGAGGGAAGGAGATAGTAGTAATGGTTCTACGAGAGCTACACCCTAATCTAAAGCTCCTATCTCATAATAGCCAGCTAACTCTTCATGGGTGTCCTAGAAAGTTCTATCTCTACAGGATGCTGAAGAAGCAGCTAGCTGAGGGAATAGAGAGAGGAGATATACATACAGACTTCGGTGGTATTGTAGGTTATGGCTGTCAACAGCTACTAACTGGCTCTCCTAGACAGAAGACTATGGTAGAGATGCTCAGCAAGTGGAGGCTAGAGTTAGAAGAGGATACTGAGAAAAGACAGAAGAAAACTTTCTTCCATGCTTTACATGCAGTAGAGAAATTTGAAAATTTTTTGTTGGAGAGATTAGGGAATTATGAATTAGTCCAGTTGGGAGAAGAAGGTGGAGAAGAGCCAGCAATAGAACTAGGGTTTGAGATAGACTGTGGGGGCGGTTTCTCTTATCGAGGTCTCCTAGACGCTCTCTTAGTTAACAAGAGTAATGGTAATTTTGCTGTGTGGGAAGGTAAAACTACCAGTGGACGCGCTGATGAAGCTATGTATAGGAACAGTAATCAAGGTCTCTCCTACTCTGTGGTAGTAGATGCTATTGCAAAGAGATTAGGTCATCCAACTGGTGCTAGTTATGAAGTTCTCTATGGTGTCTACAAAAGTGTAGCAGAAGAGTGGGAACTCTTTCCAGTTAAGAAGAACTATGTTGATAGAGCAATGTGGATTAAGAGCTTACTGCTTGACATTGAGAGGATACAGCAGTATGCTGATGCAGAGTTATTTCCAATGCACGGTGAGCACTGTTATAATTACTTCCGCCAATGTGAATACTTTGGTGTCTGTAATATGAGTGATACTTACTTGGTTGGAGATAGTGAAAAGGTAGAACAGCTGAAGGAGGATGATGGTAAGTATTTCTTTAAATTCACTCTAGATGAGCTAGTAGCAGCACAGCTGGAGAAGATGGAGTTGGAGTTGAATCTGTAAGTAGTGGACTGGAGAGTAGGAGTAGAGAATGACAAAGCTATCCAACACTGTAGATAGCGAAGCTCAGCATATCTGTATCTTTGGAGAGCCATATACAGGAAAAAGCACGCTGGCTATGACACCAGCAACTTTTGGTAAGTTACTACTGTGGTTCTCTTTTGATAGAGGACATACAGTATTGAGGAAACTAGCGCCTCATCAACAGGAATTAGTAGATCTAGTTAGGATACCAGATACTAAAGATAATCCAGTAGGTATTCAGACTGCACTTAAGGTAATTAGTGGGGCCGCGATCACCATATGTGAGGATCATGGAGCAGTAGATTGTGCTGTCTGCAAGAGGGTAGATAGCTCTCTGTGGACTTCAGTTAACCTAAACGCGCTCTCACTAAATACTGTTGTAGTCTTTGACCACATAACTCAGATCGCCGATAGTGCTATGCAGTATGCTATTGAGAGATCTATTAGAAACCACGAGAAAGATGCTACTGGTGTTGTGCTTGATATGAAAGAGAAAGACTACTTCAAACCTGGTCATGGACAATACATGATGCAGGGTTTTTTAATGACTAAGTTCCTTACTAATGTCCAGCAATCTAACAATCATATTATTTGCATAGCTCATGTGGCGGAGGTAGAGCAGGAAGATGGTAAAAAGAAACTTGTTCCTCTCATTGGTAGTGTCCCTTACAGTAGGAATAGCCCTAAGTATTTTGACCATCTTGTTTGCTGTGAAGTAACTAATAAAGAACACCGCTTTGCATCTGATACTACCTATTCTGCTTCTATAGTGTCAGGAAGCAGGAGAGATATCAGTATAGAACATAAGGGTAAGCCTACATTAGAGCCATTCTTCTCAGGTTCTATACCTAAGATTAGTAATACTGGAGTAGTGGAAGCGAAAAAAGTCTTGACTTCTCTGGTCACACCTGCTATAGTGTCTCCCGTAGCCTCAGTAAATGATGCTACTAAGAAGAGAAGTGAGCTACTAGCTAGACTCAACAAGACTACACCAACTACAACTACATCAGCTACATCAGCTAACACACAACCAACACAAGGACCAAACACACCATGAGTGACTCAATTGTTAACTTTGATCTAGACGGCGGAACACTAGATGATATCAGTGATCTTCCTAGTTTTGGTGCCTTTCCTACAGGTGCATATCTTGTAAACCTGGCGAAAGGTATTGAGTTCAAGAAGATCAATGAGCATCCTGCAATGACTGTGGAGATGACACTAGTAAGTGTTGAAGAACTGAAGGAAGAAAGCCTTGATGAAGGTGAACTTCCTCCGAAAGAAGGTGATATTGCTACAGCTGCTTTCCTGATGGATAATGAGACTGGACAGGGATTCTATAAGAGGTTCGCTGATCCAATCTATAAACATCTGGGAGTCTCT